GGAAACATAGTCATCAAAGCGGTGCTCAACTATGACCCGCTGGGCCGAAAGCCCTACTACACCGCGTCGTACGAGAAGATTCCCGGTGCATTTTGGGGCAACGGTGTCTGTGATCTGATCCGTGACTGCCAAGACATGTGCAATGCTTCTGCTAGAGCGTTGTCAAACAACATGGGTATCAGTTCGGGCCCACAGGTAGGCGTGAACGTCAGTCGCCTGCCCCCCGGGGAGAACATTACGCAGATGTACCCGTGGAAAATATGGCAGTTTCAGAATACGGACTACCAAGACGCGTCAAAACCACTTGATTTTTTCCAACCGCAGTCGAATTCCAACGAGTTGATGGCCGTTTTTGAGAAGTTTCAGACCCTAGCGGACGAATACTCCGGCATTCCCCGGTACATGACCGGCGAACAGGCACCCGGAGCAGGTAGAACGGCCTCCGGACTGTCGATGATGATCAGTAACGCGTCGAAATCCATCAAGTCGGTCATCTCTTCCATCGACCACAACGTCATTACCCTCCTTTTACAGCGGTTGTACCAGCACAACCTCCGATATGCAGCCGATCCTGACCTGATTGGGGACATCAACATCGTCGCCAAGGGGGCAATGTCCCTTGTGGCCAAGGAAAGCGCCGCCGTTCGCCGTGCCGAGTTCCTCCAACTCGTCCTCACCAACCAGACAGCACAGGCTATCGTCGGTCCGTTGGGCACCGGGGAGCTTCTGCGCGACCACGCTCGCCTGTTGGACATGAACGTCGACAAGATTGTGCCCTCGGCCGAGAAACTGCAGGCTAAAATTGCTCAGGAAACGCAGCAAATGCAGCAAATGCAGCAAATGCAGCAAATGCAGCAAGCACAGCAGATGCCGCCCGAGATGGAGACCGTTGACACGCTCCCAGATGGGGCCCCGGCGGGTGGTAGGCAGTCTAACTTGATGGTAAACACCGCTTCCGGGCGTACTGGGTAGGGATACGCGTGATTTAGCCAAAAACTGTGTGAGGTGAAAAATTGACACAAGCTTGGACTCGTAAGGAAGGCAAGAATCCCAAGGGTGGGCTTAACGCCAAGGGTAGGGCTTCCTACAACGCAGCCAACCCCGGAAAGCCGGGATTGAAAGCGCCCCAACCCGAAGGCGGCTCCCGGCGCGATTCTTTTTGCGCGAGGATGACGGGAATGAAGGAGAAGCTGACCTCCGCCAAGACAGCTAATGACCCCAATAGTCGTATCAACAAAAGTTTGAGAGCGTGGAAGTGCTAACCGGAGATTTTTATGAAATCTATGCCAATGCGTAACCAACGTACCGCTACCAATAAAGCCAAAGGTAACCCCTTTGGTAAGGGTGAATCCATGAAAATGGAAGCTATGGAAAAGAAAATGGCCCCGGGCAAAAAAGCCTATGCCGCTATGGAAAAGAAAATGGAACCCGGCATGCACAAGGGTAAGAAATAATTGTGGATATCCAGTCTAAATGAAGTACACCATTTCGGAAGACGGTCTGGCGTTGATCAAGAAGTATGAGGGTCTGCGCCTTACCGCGTACATCTGCCCGGCCGGTAAGTTGACGGTCGGCTACGGGCATACCGGGGACGATGTTCACGCGGGCGCTTGCGTTACCGAACCCGAGGCCGACGCGCTTTTGCGAAAGGACGCCCATGCGGCCGAAATCTGCCTTGGTTCTGCAATTCAAATCCCGCTCAGTCAGTCGGAAGCCGATGCCTGCATCAGTTTCATTTTTAATCTTGGATGCGGTGCTTTCCGTAGCAGTACTCTCGCTCGTTACCTCAATGCTGGTGATTTCGACGCTGCTGCTGGTCAGTTTAAGCGGTGGGACAAAGCGACAGTGAATGGAGTGTTGACCCCTCTTGCTGGCTTGACCGCCCGTAGAGAAGCCGAAGCAGAGATGTTTGCAAGGAGCGCGTGATGGGCGATCTACTGAAGACTCTGGCCCCAACCCTCGCAAGCGCCCTGCTTGGGCCTTTGGGCGGAGTAGCCGTAGCCGCCATCGGTAAGATCGTTGGTGTGGACAATGCAACGGTGGCCACGGTTACCAAAGCGTTTGAGGACGGAAAGATCACGTCCGATCAGCTTGCTTCCCTGAAGGAACTGGAACTCAAATACCAGAACGACGAGAAAGAACGGGGGTTCAGGTATGCCGATCTTGAGTTCAAAGACCGGGACTCGGCCCGTCAGATGCAGATCAGTACTCAGAGCAACACGCCGACTGTCCTGACCTACATGGTCACTGCAGGGTTCTTTGGCATTCTTGGCTGGATGATGCACGACAATAGCGTGGTGGACTCCCCCCCGATCATGATTATGCTGGGTTCGCTCGGCACGGCTTGGACGGGGTGCATCAGCTTCTGGTTCGGCACTACGTCAAATTCTGGTAAAAAAGATGTGATGCTCAACGCTAGCCGCAAATAGTTGCCGGTACTTTCTTAGTGTGGTACCGTCTCGCATGAACGGATTTAATACTGTGGATAAAGCCACAGCAGCAGCACTCCACCGGATGAAATCACCCGAAATGGAGCCTTTGCTGAAGTTCTTTAACAACATGGCTGAAGAACACAAGGATGCGCTGGTCAAGGCAGATACGGACAGGTTTGTCCGCCTGCAAGGACGAGCAAGTGTCCTTATAGAGTTTTTAGACGCGGTGGATAACGCCGGGTCTACGTTGGAGAAGTTAATTAAACCCTGAAACCACTAGCTGACCATTACATGAAGGGCAGACCGTAAAGACGGAGCCTAGAGTGGAGTTGGAGCGAAGGAGATTGAGATGGCCGCACTACCGAAGCAAGTTGAGCGAGACTTACAGGAGTTGGAAGCGTACGAACGGACGCTGGCCCCCCAAGCAGGAGTTCCTGTCGAAGGGACACCGGGCCCCGATACCCCATCTACCGCCGCACAACCTCCGGAAGAGCCCATCCTCTCGGATCAGCCCCCTGAAGTTGCTGCACCGCCGCAAGATAACGTGTGGGAGCAGAAGTACCGCACGTTAGAGGGTAAATACCAAGCCGAAGTCCCCCGTCTGCACACTGCAAACAGAGAGATGCAGCGTCAGATTGACGAACTGAGTGCTAGGACCGCCCCCAAGGTGGAAACAGCAGCTGAAGAAAGGTTGGTAACCGAGAAAGACGTAACTGATTACGGTGAAGACCTGCTCGATGTACAGCGCCGGGTGGCCAGAGAAGTAATGGCCCCGTTGAAGGCTGAACTCGCTCAGCGCGATACGAAGATTGCCCAGTTGGAGACGGAAGTCCGTAGGGCTGCGGGGGATGTTTCCTCAGTAACCTTTGAGTCCCGTCTGTCTAAAGCGGTCCCTGATTTCGACCAACTTAACGTAGACCCCAAGTGGATCGCGTGGTTGGATGAGAGAGATCCGTACACGGGTGAGCCTCGCCGCGCCTACGCTGAGTTCGTCTACCAAAACGGCGATATGGTGAAGCTGAAGAACGTGGTGGATTTCTACTTGAAGTCCACAGCGACTGAAGCCCCACCCCCAGACCCTCGACAACAGCGTCAAGCCGAATTGGAACGTCAAATCACGCCGACTCGTACTACCAGTACCGCGCAGTCCACAACGCCCGCAAGTACGCGAATCTTCACGGAAGCGCAGGCGTCAAAGCTGTTCGACGATGTTCGCAAGATGAACATCGCTGGAAAATACGACGACGCAGCCAAGCTCGAAGCTGAACTGAGTGATGCGTACATGCAAGGCCGCGTGCGCGGCTAGCTGAACGTGGAGCCAGAACAGCCCAACCCACTAATCTAGGAGATTTACCATGGCTATTCTGGCCCCTGCATCACCCTTTCTGACCAGCCCGACTATTGCGGCGTCGTTTAACCCGACGCTCTGGTCGAAAAAACTTAACGCGAAGTACTACGTTGACAACCAGCTTGCCGAAATCACCAACACCAACTGGGAAGGCGAGATCAAGAACCAAGGCGACACCGTGCGAATTCGCACCGCGCCGACGCTTACGATCAGCGACTACGTAATTGGCGGGAGCCTGCAGTACGAAGTCCCGACCCCGATCTATCAGGACATGTTGATCGAGAAAGCGAAGTCGTTTGCGTTCCAGTGCAATGACGTGCAGGAAGCGCAGTCCGACATGAACCTCCTGAACATGTACATGGACGACGCTTCTAAGCAACTCAAGCTGTCCATTACCGAAGAAGTGTTCTTCAGCATGTTCTGCACGACCGCTGGTGACACTTCGGGAACGGACAAGAACACCGCCAGCACCACGGCGTCTAGCACGCGTGGCTGCGCGGCCGCGAACCAAGGCGCTACCGCCGGTGCGAAATCGTCGGTGCTAAGCCTTGGGACCGACATCACGCCCATCGCGGTGACGACGACTGCCGCCAACCTGCTCACGCTGATCCTGAACATGGGCGCGGTGCTGGACGAGCAGAACGTGCCTGAATCGGGGCGCTTCCTCCTGATGAGCCCGTACGACCGGCAGATCCTGATGTCGACCAACCTTGCGCAAGCGTACTTTACCGGAGACACCTCCAGCATCGTCCGTACTGGCAAGATCGGCATGATCGACCGCTTCACGGTCTACGTCAGCAACATGCTGCCGCGTGGTACGACCAGCAAAGGTTGGGTCACTGGTTCGGCGGCAACGTCGACCGGCGGCACGATGGCCAGCGCTGACGTTCGCCGCTGCGTCATCGCCGGGCACAAGGATGCAATCAGCTTCGCCGCGCAGGTGAACAAGACGGAGCAGGTTCGCAACCCCTCGGACTTCGGTGACTTCATTCGTGGCCTGTCGGTGTACGGCCGCAAGGTCGTGAAGCCTGAAGCCCTCGCCTTCGGCGTCGTTAAGTAATGCACTCGGGCCGGGGGTAACCTCGGCCCACTAAACCTAATTTAAGGAGATTCATCATGGCAAGCTCTGGAATAGTTTTGGAAATCGGTGGCTACTCCACCGGCCTCACGGCTCTGGCTGGCGGGGCTAACCCTTCTGCCGCAGCGAACATCCTGTCCTCGGGCGTTAATGTTGTTTCCGTCTGTGCAACCGCCGGTGACAGCATGAAACTGCCTGCCAGCATGGCGCAGGGCGCAAAAGTCCGCGTGTACAACACCTCGGCGGCTACGCTGGACGTCTTCCCTAACACTGGAGCGACCATCAACGGCGGTTCGGCGGATTCGGAAAAGGGTGTTGCTACCCTGACCGGTGCGACGTTTGTTCAGGTCGGCACGGATGGCTTGACGTGGGTGGCGGATAACCTGATCGCCAAGCAGTCGTAATCACGAAGTAAAGGGCGGGGCTTCGGCCTCGCCCGCGTCCTTTTTTGGGAGACTACTAAATGCCGTCCGTTCGAGTAACAGGCACGTTTTCCCGTCCGGCCGACAACACCGCGTATGCTACCGGCGACATTATTGCCAACAGCGGTACCGCAGCGTTGGTCGTTCCCCTTACCTTCTACATGCCTACAAACGCGGGGGAGATTACGGCGTGTAGTGCCGTCGTTACTCCGGCCAGTAGCAACTTGGTGATTACGGCGCTCGACTTTGCCCTGCTCCTCTTCCGCCCGGTCACGAGCATTCCGTTTGCCGACGCTGGGTACCCAGCTGACAATACCGCAATGGCTATCACCGCCGCAGCGTTCCGTGAACATGTGGTCAAATTCACGTTTGCCAATGGCGCGTGGACCAACCCGGCTGGTGCCCTGACTGCCGGTGCGACCGGGTACCAAACCGTGATGCCAAACGGTAGCCGCCCCCGCGTGCCCTATACGACCTCTTCCGGTAACCCCGAGTCGGCGCAACCCAACACTCTTATAGGTGTCGTACAGTGCCTCGGATCTTGGACTCCTCTCGGCGTCGTCAACCGGTTTGACTTATCCCTTGACGTGACCATTTCGTGATGAAAACTCCCGAAGAGCTTTTTCCCACCGGAGTGTGGAGTGATAGTAAGAGAGAGTTCATGGTCAAGGACGCCCAGTACTTCTGGCCGGTCATGGAGACCGGAGAAGATGGAGTTATGTTCGTTACCCCCCACGGTAAAACTCTGCTGCAGCCTGAACCTGACTCGGAAGAAACCTTGCCGTTCGCCGCCTCGGCCATCGGCAATGAGTTGGGCGGTGAACTCAACCTTGACGATCTACCCGACCTGTCGCCTTCCAAGACGCTGAAGAAAAAGCGGGGGTTGGGGTAATCTATGGCCGCGATCTCCGCTTTCCGACCGTTGGTGTACATAGACTGCCCCGGGGTTCCTAACCCGGTGATGGACGACGCCATCCGGCGGGCGGCGCGGGAATTTTGCAAAAAAACACAGGCTTTGACAATCGAGGTAAACATAACCTTGGCAGTGGCCGACAACTCGTACGCCCCTACTATGGCGACCGGCACCGAGATCATTGCGGTGGAGAGCCTTCGCCGCCCTACTAGCCAGACTCGTATTACGCCGGAGTACCTTGTAGCTCGCTCGGTAGACCACATCACCGCGCAAACGACCGCGACCGGAACTCCTACCGTTTACGCTGTGACTGACGACAGTACGGTGGAAATCGTTTTATACCCGACTCCGACGGCCATTGAAACGCTGACGGCCAAAGTTGTGTTTATGCCCACCAAGGCGGCTGCAACTTTGGATGATCGACTGGCCAACATTTACCTCGAAGCCGTGACTGAGTATGCCAAATACTGGCTGCAGTCGCAGCCGGATAAGCCGTGGTCTAATCCCGACGCGGCGCTGGCGTCCAACCGGCAGTTTGAATCATTCGCTTCCGCCGCGATCATTCGACGTAATCAGACTCGCACCAATACTTCGACGCACGTACAGATGCGCCCTTTCGCGTAAAGGAACTACCATGGCCCTCCAATACAGTGTCAATCTACGTAACGCCCAACTGGACGCGTTGGAGACCCATGCCGGTACTTCGGCTATCCTCCGCTTGTACTCCGGGTCGATACCCGCCAGCGTTGCCGCCTCCATTACCGGCACGATGCTTTGCCAGATCACGCTTCCCTCCGACTACTTTACCGCTGCCTCTTCCGGCGTCATGTCCAAAACCGGCACATGGTCAGGTGCGGGGGACGCTGGAGCCGGGTCGGGTACGGCCTGCACGCACTTCCGGTTGTGGAAGTCTGACGGCACTACTGGCGTGCTGCAAGGTACGGTTACTATTACAGCGGGCGGCGGCGACATGACGGTGGATAACACCAGCATAGCCAGCGCACAAGTTGTGACCATCAACACCTTCGCCATCACTGCCACGAACTCATGACCGCTGCAGTAAACAGCTACGGGATTAACGCCGGGAGTATAAACGGCGCTGATCGGAGGTACCTTGATGCGTCTTTGTCGCAAGGCGCGAACACGGTAGTGACGGCTGGTAAGGTCGGTATTGTCGCCACCGTTGCAGTTACGCAGGGTGCGAACACGGTCTCTTCGGCGGCTACAAACGCTATTGTCGCTGCCTTTGCTAAGACGCAGGGCGCAAATACTGTTGTGGCCGTGGGTACGGTCGGCGTCGTTGCCACCTCCTCGCTGTCGCAAGGCGCGAACACGGTAGTGACGGCTGGTAAGGTCGGTATTGTCGCCACCGCGCCTATTTCGCAGGGGGGTAATACAGTCTCTTCGGCGGCTACGGTCGCTATTGTCGCTGCCTTTGCTCAGCTGCAGGGCGCAAATACGGTATCTGCCGCCGGTGCGGCCTCGTGGGCTGCTAGTAGTCTGCTCTATTCGGCGGCGGACATTAGTTCCGGAACCGGCGTGGTTACCATATCCGGAGCGGGCGCTACGAATGCCCTAGGCGACACCCTGTTGGCGTCTGGGTCCTCGGTTGTTACCCGACACGCCTCCAGCGTCGGTGCTGTGTTGCATGGGGCGGCAGCGTTGACGATTACCAGAACGACTGCGAATGCGACAGTCCAGAGGCACGCATGACTCCACAATCTGTCATTGATTTTGCTCGGGGGGTGATCAACGACACCGAGTCGGCCACCTACCGGCAGAGTAGCGCCGACCTTCTGATATACGTTAACGCTGGCATGCAAGAGGTGTCTTCTTTGCGCCCGGACTTGTTTCGCGCAATCGGCGACGTAACGTGTACCCCCGGTGCGGTAGAACACCTACTTACCTTTCCTGCCGTGCAAAACTTAGTTAGCGTACTGTCTATCCACGGGGGGGCGGCGTTGACGGAATTTGATATGTCAGTCATGGATCGCTTCAACCCCGGGTGGCGCACGGACACGGCCGGAGACGTAGAGCAGTGGGCTAGGTTGCCTAGCGATCCGCTGCGGTTCTTTATCTATCCAAAAGCCCCCGCCACGCCGCAAACAGTGGATGTGGTGTATACAGCGATACCGCTTGCGCTTGCACTTACCGACTCGATAACCGAAATACCTGCTTCGTACGAGCCAGCGCTGGCAGACTACGTGATCTACCGCGCAGAGAGCAAAGACGACGAACACTCGAATACCGCCCGTGCGACATCGCATTACCAAGCATTTGTCGCCAAGATTAAGGGGATGTAACCATGCCAACTCTGTACAACAACAATGCGTTCTCCACTCTTGCCGCCGCCATCACTTCCAGCGGGCAAACCTCCGTCACGGTTCAGACCGGGCATGGGGACCGGTTCCCCATCATCGTTTCCCCCGACGTTGCGTTCATTACGTTGGAGAATACCGCCGGTACGCGGGAAGTCATCAAGATCACCGCCCGTGCCGCTGCCTCGGATGTGCTTACGGTTACGCGTGGCGAGGAAGGGACAAGTGCAACTACGTGGGCCATTGGCGACCTGATTGAACAGCGTATTACCGCCGGGGAGTTGACCGACTTTCGTACGCGCCCGGGTTTTACCACTACGGCAACCTCAGCTGGCACGCTGACTCTTACCAAGGGCAGCACAGAAATCCAGACATTGACCGGGACTACCACGCACACGGTGGTGTTGCCAGTAGTGTCTACACTGTATACCGGGAAGTCGTTCACTATCAACAACAACAGTACCGGCATAGTCACCGTAAATTCATCGGGCAGTAATGCCGTTGTTGCCATTCAGCCCGGAAACAGCGCGGATATTATCTGCGTTCTTATAACCGGTACGACTGCGTCGTCGTGGACCGTAATGACTATGTTCGGTGCGTCCAACGGAGCCCTTCCGGGCACTCTTGCCGTTGGCGGAACCACCACCGCAGCGGCGATCAATGCGAGTGGGAGCGTAACTCTTAGCGGCACCAGCTTCTTTCGCTCTATAACTACCAGCAACAGTCCCGGCACGTTTAACTTTTACCTAGCCGCTTCGGGAATACGCGAAGGAACTGCTGGCGACTTCAACATCGACACTTATAACGGGGGTTGGGGTTCTCGGCTGGCTATTTCACAAGCAGGTGTCGTAACCATCCAAACCTTGACCGTGGGTCTTGGTGGTGGTGCTGTGTCTAGTAATACTGCGGTTGGCTATCAGTCACTTCAAGCCAACACCACAGGCAGCAGCAACACTGCTGTAGGTTATCAGGCGGGGGTTAGTCATACAACAACAACAAACAATACAGAAATTGGCTATAGAGCAGGGTACAACAATACTGGCTCATCCAATACATTGGTTGGTGTAAACATTGGCGCAGCCAACGTCATGTCTGGCTCATACAATGTGGCGCTAGGCGATTCAGCTTTGTATAGTGCATCTTCAGCCTCTGGCAACACTGCTGTGGGCTATCAGTCTGGGTATACGAATACCACAGGAACACAAAACGCTTTTGTAGGTTATCAAGCCGGATTTGGAAACACCACCGGGCCAGACAATCAGTTTATTGGGTATTTAGCGGGTCGTGGCAATACCACCGCAGGATACAACGTAGCCATAGGTACATTGGCTTTAGGTTCAGTATCGAATAACAGTGGCCAAAACGTTGGAGTGGGTTATTACGCGTTGTCAGTAAATACTGGTGCAAGCCACACGGCTATCGGTGCTTTAGCCCTTTCTGCCAACACCACAGCCTCAAACAGTACGGCAGTTGGTAAAGAGGCTCTTACTGCCAATACCACAGGTTCTGACAACACTGCTGTTGGTTACAGAGCAGCGTATAGCACTACATCGGGCGGCGTACTACAAGCGTTTGGTAGCGGGGCTTTGTACAGCAATACCACTGGGTATTACCTAAATGCCTTTGGTTATGGGGCACTGTATTCCAATACAACTGGCTATCAAAACTCAGCGTTTGGAGATTTGGCGCTTTATCTAAATACAACGGGGGCGCTCAACACAGCAGTTGGGCATAACGCTCTTTATAGCAACACCACAGCAAACTACAACGTTGGTGTAGGTATTCAAGCTGGATATGGCACCACCACGGGTCAAGCCAACACTTCTATGGGAGGAGAGGCTTTACGCACCAACAGCACAGGCAGTTACAACACTGCTGTAGGTTTTCAAACGGGGTATAGCAATACTACTGGCGGTAACAATAGTTTTTTCGGCGCTCAGGCAGGTATATACAACACCAGCGTCAACCACGCATTTTTTGGGTATCAAGCTGGGTTCTACACCACCACAGGCAATAGCGACACTGCTTTAGGTCATGGTTCGCTTTTTACCAATACCACCGGCACAGGCAACACCGCTGTTGGCGCTTCTGCGCTAAGACTCTCAACCACGGCTAGTTACAACGTGGGTGTTGGAATGGAAGCGGGATATAGCAATACGACTGGAGCAGATCATGTTGCCGTTGGGGCAAGGGCTTTATATACAAATACAACTGGAACAGAAAACACAGCAGTTGGCTTTGATGCTTTGTACTACAACACTACAGGTAGTTATAACGCTGCTTTGGGTCTATACGCTCTTAGGTATAATACAACAGGTAATTACAACGCCGCTTTGGGTTATCAGTCCCTTTACAACAACGGCACAGCCTCAAACAACACTGCTGTAGGTTATCAGGCGGGGTATACAGGCACTACCGCCACACAAGTAACAGTATTTGGTGTTCAAGCAGGATATACAAACAACGCAAACAATGGTGCATTTTTTGGATATCAGGCAGGATATTCAAACACCACGGGAACAAACAACGCAGCTTTTGGAGCGTATCGTTCTTTGTACGCAAATACAACTGGGTCGTTTAATACTGCAATTGGTGACCAAGCACTCCTCTCCAACACCACAGGCGCACAAAACGTTGCTGTAGGTTATCTGGCTGGGTATGCAAATACGATTGGCCTTGCAAATACTTGCGTAGGAATGTCAGCGTTAGCCTCAAACCCAACAGGTGGGTATAACGTAGCTATTGGTTATCTTGCTGGAGATTATGGTAACTATAAAACAAGTGGAGACGGGTGTGTCTATATAGGTTACGCAATTGGTGGTGGTACGCAATCAAGTAGTGGCGAAATTGTTATTCAGGGTGGTGTTTCTGGAACTAACGGTAAAGGCTCAAACACTGGTTTTATTAACCCAAATACAGGCGGTGTATATCAAGGCAACAACACCACAACGTGGTCAACCACATCTGACCGCCGCATCAAGAAAAACATTGTCGATAACAACGTGGGTCTGGGAAAGATTACCGCCATTCAGGTGCGTAACTTTGAGTACCGTCTGCCCGAAGAAGTGGATGCGGAACTCAAACCTTCCGACGCCATTAAAAAAGAAGGCATCCAGCTTGGTGTAATTGCCCAAGAACTTCAACAAGTTTTGCCTGAATGCGTTAAGACCGAATCCACTGGCGTTATGTCTGTGGACGCAGACAACTTAACTTGGTATTTGGTCAACGCAATTAAAGAACTCAACGCCGACTTTCAATCCTACAAAAACTCCCACCCGTAAGGAAACAAAATGGCTATCGAAAAACCTAGCGCAGAACAAATTGCCAAGCACTACAGTGCGGCGATGGACTCGGTGAACCTGATTAACGCAGGTAAGCCCGAACGCATGACGGACGAGGATTGGGCTGATTGCCTCAGTCGCAATAAAGAACACCTCGCCCTTATGGTGGCTAAGGACTTTTGGACGACAGAAGACCTGACACCTCTGCAACAGGCAGCGGCGTAGTAACCATTCTTAAAACAACCAGCAAGGACTACCGTGAGCGAAGAACTGAAGACTGAGCCGCAGGACATTGTGCAAGCTGTACAGATGCAGCGGGACGCAGCGTTGAATGAAGTGGTGCATCTGAGGGCGCTGCTGGCTGCGGCTGGGCGCAGGATTGATGAACTGGTTAAAGCCGAAGTAAAAGATGAATAAGGACGCAAACTTATGAACATCCTCAAATCCAAAACGGTCTGGCTCGGCATCATCGTCGCGCTTCTCAGCGTAGCGCAGGGGTTCCTTTTCCAGATTCCCGTGCAACCCGCAATTCAAGCGGCAATCGGCGGGGCCATTGCGGTTGCAATCGTCGTGCTGCGTTTTATGACCACTCAACCGATCTCGGATAAATAATGGCGACCACCAACGAACTCGACGTTCGTCTGACCTCGCATGAGGCGGTGTGTGAACTGCGATACGAAACAATTAATACCAGACTCAAACGGATTGAGCATATCGGCATTACCATTGCGGGTTTCATCATTGCCTTGCTCCTCCACCTTGTGACCAAGGCAGTGTAGTGGACACCTTTGATATGCTGGTGAAGGCGTGGCCTATTTTGTTGGCCTTGATCACGCTAATCATTGTGCTGTCGAAGATTGACCTGAGAGTTGCGGTACTGGAAGAAAAGATTAAAACGCTGTTTGAGTTGTTCAACAAAAGGAACGACAAATGATTAAGTTTAATGTGGAACAATCAACCGCTGCACTCAAGGCTGCTACCCAGCGATGATCAAGTTTGGCCCTTTCGGAGGGTTGTTCCCGTTAATCGGAAAGCGTCTTTTGCCCCCTACGGCGGCGCAAAGGGCTATCAACATCAAACTTCAGTCGGGGGAACTTCGCCCCTTGCATGAGCCGGGGTTATCGTATGTTCCACTTACCCCGAAGACGAATCCGGCACTGTCCATATTCAAAGCGCGTAATGGCACATCCTCATCGGATTGGTTTTCGTGGCCGATTGACGTCGACTGTGTTCGCGCTCCACTGCCCACAGATGTAACGTCCCGGTTCTGCTGGACCGGCGACGGCGTACCCAAGATGGCGGTGTATACGTCTGCTGTTGTCGGCAGCACCAACAACTTCCCCTTGGCCGCGTCCGAGTTCACGCTAGGTGTGCCGACACCGCAAACAGCCCCTACAGTGACCCCCTCGGGTGGCCACGAAACGGATGTAACGCGGTTCTACTGCTACACGTTTGAAACCGCCTTGGGGGAGGAGTCTTCTCCTTCGCCGTTGTCGCTATCGGCTACGGCTAAGCCCGACGGTACGTGGGCTATTGCCGCGATGGATACCGCTCCTGCCAACTCAGGGGTTGGGACGGCCGCGTTTTCCTCGGTGACGACCTTCACTGCCACTGCGGCGGCTAAGCACTGGTTGCGGGTAGGTGACTCCGTGGTGCTGAGCAATGCATCCCCTACAGTTCTAGGCACGCTTACGGTGGCATCCGTTCCCTCGGCGTCCACATTCACGGTTGCTGGTAACTACGCAACGGCCGTGTCGTGGGCTCGCAGCACGCCGTGGAATATCAGCGGCATGACCAAGAATTTATACCGCACGACCGGAACTACCGGTGTATTCCAGTTAATCAACGCTACTGGAGTTGCGGTCGCAACTACTACGTACAGCGACACCCTGTCGGACTCCCTTATAGCCGGTGACGATCTGGTCTCTGTCGGGTGGGTACCGCCCCCGGTTGGATTGACTGGTCTATGTGTCCACTCTTCAGGCGCGTTGGTAGGGTTTGTCAACAACCTGCTGTGCTTTTCCGAGCCTACCCAACCCCACGCGTGGCCGACAGCGTATCAGCTATCGTCCGGGTTCAACGGCGTTGGCTTGGCTACGGCAGGCTCGACCATCATCATGGCCACGGCGGGTACGCCTTTCGTAGTTGTGGGTACTGAGCCGTTGTCCATGTCCGGGGAAAACGTGGAGGGTATGTACCCTTGTTTATCCAAGCGCAGCGTGATCAGCTACGCAGGCGGGGTCCTGTACGCGTCGAAGCATGGCCTAATCAGCGCCGGGCCGTCGGGTGCGGTCCTTTTCACTAAACCGTTTTACACCCGGGACGAGTGGGATGATCTCAACCCCAGTACCATGGTGTGCGCTACCGCCAACGAACGCGTGTATGTGGCGTACGACAATGATGCCGGGACTAAAAAAATACTAATTTTTGACGGGGAATTACATACCACTGCGGACGTGTCGGCCTACGAGTTGTACACAGACGAGGCGACGGGCGAACTGTACCTGACGACAAGCGAGGGGATACTCCTTTGGGACGACCCGTCTAAAGTAGTATTGTTTTCTGATTGGATGAGTAAGGAGTTTGTATTCTCCGCCCCGGTGAACTTGGGCGCTGCGAAGATTGACTTCGACCTTGCCATAGATCCGGTGCAGCAAGCGGCGATAGATGCTGCTCAGGCTGTTGTGGTAGCCGCCAACGCGGCCTTGATTGCAGCGTCCCCCCAAGCAGTCAAGGGGTCGATCAACGCTTCGATTATTTCAGCGCACCCCATCAACGGGTCTGCCATGGTCACTTACCCGGAAAACGCAGTCACCAACGAGGTGACTTTCAACCTTTACAGCGGCGACACCCTGCTTGCTACCCGCACGGTCAGCAACAACACGGCGTTCCGTCTCCCGGCGGGGTATAAGCGCGACGTGTTCCACATCGAGATTCTGTCGCAGTGCAACATTAAAGAAGTACGTATCGCCGAAACCATGGTCGGGTTAAACAGCGGATGAAAAAGCCCGGCATCCCTTCCTTACCAAAAAATGGCGAGAGCCGTACCCGGTTCGACGGGGCTGTGGTCGAGTCCTTGGAGATCATCATGGGCCGCAGGCGGTCCACCGTTGCACTGATCCCCAACCCTGACACCGTAACGGCCCCGGAGATCGCGGCGAAGATCAACGAAATACTGGAGTTGTTGCAAGGATGACCGAGTTCACCATCGCTCCCCACCCAACGGCACACGACGTGTTTGTGAAGTGCTACCGCGACCGGGGGTTGGTTGACCCGGCCGGGTGGGACGTAGTTGCTTTGTTTCTGGACGGTGTCGTAGCTGGTGCTGTGGCAGGGAAAGACCGGTATTTTCACCTTGGAGTACTCCCCGAATTTCGGGGGAAATGGGCTTCTAGGCGGCGTCTTCGGCAGATTGCCGAGTGGGCGAACGCCAGAGGATATACACTTACGAAAGTGCGCTTTGACAGCGTAGGGGCCAAGATGGCAACCATCGGCGGTATGGTCCTAAAACAAAGAATTGCAGGAGGGTGTGAATATGCGTATGCGCCTTAACCCCGCCGGGGACATTCCTCTGGGCGACCCGTACGCCGCGCCCCCGAAGCATTCGTGGGGCAAAGTCGTATACAACGATTTCATCTTTGGTGGTGATTCTCCGGCTCCGCCGCCGCCGCCGGACTATACCCCGCTTGCTACCTCCTCCACAGAAGCTGCTCAGATAGGCGCAGCACTTGGCCGCGAACAACTAGCTGAGACTCGTCGCCAGTACGACATCAACCGAGGCGTTTCCGACCGGGTGTCGAACTCGCAGATCGCCCTGATGGATCAGGCGCGGACGCAGGGGGACGATTACTACAACTACATGAAGGCCAATCAGCGGCCGGTCGAAGAGTCGCTCAATCGCCAGTCGACGACGGACTTCACGGCGCGGGATGAGGCTGACCGTGCGGCTATAGGCCGCAATTACGATGCTATGCAAGGCCAAGCTGAGGCCGACCGGCAAGGCATCATGTCTCGCTATGACGCCAATCAGGCAGCAGATGTAGTCGGGCGGGCGGGGTTGGAAGCCCAGTCCCGTGGGCAACAAGACGCGAACATGGCGCAGCGTCAGAATATGGACCAATTCTCGGCCCAACAGATGGCCGAAGGTAGAAGTCGTACCGCCGGAATGGACCAGTTATCCGCCCAGCAGTTGGAGGCCAATGCGGCGCAGCGTCAGAATATGGACCAATTCTCGGCCCAGCAAATGGCCGAAGGCAGAAGTCGTACCGCCGGAATGGACCAGTTGTCGGCCCAACAGATGGCTGATGCAAGATCGCGTACGGCTGGTTTGGATCAGTTTTCGGCGCAGCAATACGGCACGAACGCCTCCCGGTCACAGGCGATGCGGGATTACGCCAACCAGAACGACGCGGCCAATACGTCCGAGCGCGGATTGATGACCGGTGGTAATCGGGGTATTTACGACGCCCGTCGGGCCGACATCGACTTCGGTGTAGATAACGCGACGGCTGATGCCCGCAGTGGTATGACGCAGCAAGCCGGTATGCTCATGCGCCAAGCCGCCCGGTTGGGGTATTCGCCGGAGAGGATGGCTGCTGCTGCGGCCACTCAGGGGTACTCGAACGCCGGGTTGATCTCCAGTCGGGCTAACGCCGCTCGTACCGCTGGCATAGACCAAGCCCGTGGGCTCATCGGTCAGAACTACCAAGCGCGTAATGCTCAGTACGAGCAGAGTCGGGCTGCAATGGGTGATGAATACGCGCAAGGCAACCAAGCGTACGATCAGAGGTACGGAGCCATGGACCGTGCCCGGGCGCTGACTAATGAGGAATACGCGCAGCGGTACGCCGGGATGAACCAAGCACGCGCCCAGAGTAATGAAGACTCGGACCGTCGGTACGCCGGGATGGACCGTTCGTACGCACAGGGAAACCAAGCATTTGATCAGCGATACGCCGGGATGGACCGGGCCCGCGCCCAGAGTAATGAAGACTTGGACCGTCGGTACGCCGGGATGAACCAAGCCTACGCGCAAGGCAACCAAGTATACGACCAGCGCCGTGCCGCCATGGCTCAGGATTATGATTCCCGCAACGCATCCAACGACCGGATGACGCAGGGGTTGCTTGCCAATCGCGGTATGAATATGGAGCAGGGCCAACTCGGACTGCAGCGCAACATGAACAACCGCAACCTGCGCCTACAGGACGATTCCACGAACTGGGCCCGCAAGCTGGACGTGGCTGGGCTGTACCGCAACCTTCCCGGAGCGTCCCAAGGGGCGTACGGAGTGTCCACCAACGCCGGGAACGCGGCCGTTGCCAACACGATGCAGCCGGGCGGGCAACTCCTTACGGGTATGGCACAGGGCGCGGGATTCCAGCAGACGGGTATGGGGCAGAACATTACGGGTCTCGGCGGCGTTCTCAACGCGCAGAACAGCTACAACAACATGGTTTCGCAAGCCAACACGGCAGCGGCGGGTCAGAGCGGACAGCTACTTGGAACCGCCATTGGCGCGGGGGCCGCGATCTACTAATGGACGACGTCTTTTCTCGGCACAGTCGGATAGCGTTCCAGTTTTCAGGGGGTAAGGACTCGACCGCCGCGCTGCTGCTGCTCCGCCCGTATTGGGACCAGATGACGGTGTACCATTGCGACTCCGGAGATGCGATGCCTGAGACTGCTGCCGTGGTTGCGCAAATGACCAAACGGGTGCCGATCACCGTTGTTCCCGGACGTGTGCTGGAAGCACGGAAACACTTCGGCCTGCCGACAGACGTGTACCCTTGGACTTCAACGTACTCAGCCCACCAACTCAACACGGGCACTACACCGCTCATGCAGGACTGGGTTTCGTGCTGCTTCCGGTCGGTGATGGAGCCGATGTACGAGCGGATGGTGTCTGACCGTATCACCCTTGTCATCCGGGGGCAGAAAGACTCGGACAACCTGAAAGGTCCGTTGCGCTCCGGGGACGTCGCCGACGGCGTAGAATATCTGTACCCCATACAGGGTTGGACCGACGACGAGTGTTTTGCGTACATGCGGCTTCACGGTGTAGACCCCCAGCGGTTTTATTCCGAAGGGTTGTCGCATTCCGGAGACTGCATGCACTGCACTGCGTGGTTGGGTGACGACAAAGCTGCGTACTTGAAGAAGCATTACCCGGAGGAGTATCCTCGGTATAAGCGCAACATACAGATCATTGCGGCCGCAACGGCCCCCCACCTGAAGAATTTGATGAAAGAAGTATCGTTCTGCGAGGAGCAACAAAATGGCTAGCCGATACGGTATTGACACTGACAACTGGCGCTACGCCGATAACTCCCCGGTCACTAGCGGTCGCGGCCGACAAGCCAACATGCTTAACGCAGGGCTGGCCGCGTACCAAGCTGTTCGTGGGTTCCAAGCGGATCAGGCGGACAGCGAAGCTGCCGATGCCGCTAAAAATGCGTCTACGGAGTACACGGAACGGCAAAACTACAATCCAGAGGATGTACAACGCGCTAGGGCGGAGACCGATGCGATCACTGCGCAAGACGCAGTTACTTTTGGCGAGGGGGCCCCAGCGCAAGCTGCTCCGGCTGAAAGCAGGCAGCGTTATGGTCTAGGTGCTACCGGGCCAATGCGGGATACGCAGTACACCCCCGCCGAAAAGCGCACTGCGGGCTTGCAAGCTACGGCGGACTACTGGGCGGGCAACAATACGGTGGGCGCGGCGGGTAAAGCGGAGAGGGCGCAAGACCGGCTTGACCTTGGCCTTGATCGTCAGCGGACGCGTGCACGAGAAGACAAGGCCGACGAGATACAGCAGTTCAATTTCGACGAGGGCAAACGAAAGGTCGGGCTGACCCGCGCAGGGGACGCGGCGCTGGCGAGGATCGTCCCTATCGGGGGGTACGTAGCCCCAGACGGAACACCGGCAAAGAAGGGGGCGTTCGGGGCCACGCCGCAGACGGAGTACATGTTCCTCCAAGCTAACGCCGAAGCCCGCCGCGTCGCTGGCGACTACAAGGAGTACGGGGAACTTTCGATCAGAGCAAACAAGGAACTAAATAACGAGACGCTGCGCGGAATAAATCAGGCCAACAACGTCGGCGACCTGAACCGGGGGGCGTACGCGCAGTTCAACAACGGGAAGGATATAGTCGAGACCCGGAATCCCGACAAAACCGTCAGTTTCGGGCACGCGGGGGAGCCCCCGATGTACACCTCTAACCCCAAAAATGTGGACCGGAACCCGTTCCAGCAGTTCCAAGACTTGCTGGCCGCGAAGATAAACAGCAACCCCGAGGCGTTGCCCAAGCTCCACGCTTCTATTGCTAGAAGCCAGCAGGAGTGGGCCAAGATCGAAATGTCGGACGCTACTAAAAAGCAAATCGAAGGACTTCGTGCGGACGTAAGGGCGACTAGTAAGAAAGAAACTCGCTCGGAGACCATAGATGCCGTGGCCATCTCGTACGCGGACGCTTCAGCCAAGGCCCACAACGTCGAGACGGACGGTCCGCTGACCGACACTGTAAAGGCTCGGTACCTACGGGACGGCTACTCCCGGCAGCTTCGGGCCGAAAAGCCTGCGCCCGAGTACGCGCAAGGGTTGGGTGCCCTTCCGCCTGCGTCGAGCACGGCGGCGTACGCGGAACGCGCTGCTATTGAAGCACTCCGGTCCGACGCGGGAAGCTCGTCGGAAGCCAGACTGGCCATTGCCCAACGGGAGAAGGCGTGGGAGAACACGTACGGCGTCCGGTACAACTCCATAGGAGCCCGCTCGGGCCCACCGCTCGCCTCAGGATCTGGACAGGCGACGGACGTGGACGCTCTTCGGCAGGTAGCCGCCGCTGTTGCGGAAAAAAAGAGGAAAGACGAAGCAGAGCTCGCCGAGCGCGAGGCGAGAGCGAAGTTAGAACAAGCGGGGGCGGCGGGGAGGCGAAACGCAGCGACGGGCACTCTCAACCCGCCGAGGTAATCCTTTATGACGACCCTAGCCGATTACAGGAAGCTCGTACCGGGACTGGATGATCTGTCCGATACTGACCTATCGGACATACTTGCTCGTGCTCGTGGCGCTTCTCCCGAACTTACTCGGCAAGAGTTCGGCTTATCTCAGCGTAACGAGGGACTCTTAGGAGACCTTGGCACCTCCTTGAAATCTGGGGTGCAGCGAATACCAGAAGACATAGCGGGACTGGCGGAGCTACCTGCCACCATGCTGACCGGAGAACGCCCGTACACGCGGGCGCTCACAGCCGCAGGACAGGCGACAGGTCTTACCCCCGGCAAGTGGGCAAAGGAGTCGACGGGGTACATGTCGCCCGAAACCGTGCGGCAGCAAGAGGCGCTGACGAAAGCATGGGACGACCCCGCCGTCGGGCCCATCGACATGATGGGGGAATATTTTAAGAACTACCGAGGCTCTCTTACCAACGTTGCGCAGTCTATTCCGGGGTTGTTTGTCGGCGGCGGGTTGGCGCGTAAAGCCGTCACTGGGGCAATGGCCCGTGGGGTCGGCGTTACCGAAGGGGTGCTTGCGGAGGGCGCGATGGGCCCGGGAGTTGCCACCGCCTCCCCTTGGCTGACGCGTACTGCGGTTGGGGTGGGGGAAGGTGGGATGTCCGCAGGGTCCCAGATGGCAGGGTACGATCCGGACCTCCCCAACCAGCAACGCAATGCCCTTACCTCTGCAGCGGTAGGACTGGGCGTCGGCCTCGTTGGAGCGGGCGGTAGCGCCTTGGCTCGTCGTATGGGCATCGAGGACATCCAGACGTACATGGCGTCGGGCAGGACCGTCGACCTTCTTCAAGACCTCGCCAAGCGACCCGCGTCTCTGCCCGGACGAGTGGGCAAGGGAGTCCTGCAGGAAGGGCTGTTTGAGGAAGCCCCGCAGTCGGCCATAGAGCAGGTTGGCCAGAACTACGCGAACGACCGTCTTCTCAGCGAGGGCGTAGCCCGGGCCTCGGTCGAGGGTGGTATTGCGGGTGGTCTCCTCGGAGGTGCCTTCAACCTTCGCACCAACCGGTCCCGTGCCGACTGGCAGCGCGACGTCACCACCGCGCAGGCAGTGCTCTCAGACCCTGCGGCTGCTCCGGAACTCCGCCAGCAGGCGGGGGACTTCCTCACGCAGGTCAACCCCCGGTTCCAGCCACCCGGCGTACAGCAAAACAGGCAGGACGCGCAGTACCAAGGCTACGTCTCCCCGCTGCAGGAACAAGCGGCGCAAGACAATACGCAGTTCGACACTCGCAACCAGATCGAACAGCAACTTGCGGCGCAAGGCACGGCTGGAGGAGCCCAAGGCAGCGGATCGCTGCTCACTCCCCGACCCGGTGCTGCGCCTACGGCGGCTCCGGCACCCATCGCGTCCGCCGGGTCTATACAGCTGGTCAACGGGGTCCCGACTCTCGTACCCGCTCCCGCCGCTCCCGCCGCTCCCGCCGCTCCCGCCGCTCCCGCCGCTCCCGCCGCTCCGGTTATCCCGCGTCTGACGCCAGACCTCAGCAGGGCTACGCCCCGCTACAGCGGAAGTACGCTGGAATTCCCAGACGATGTGCACAAAGCGGCGTACATCATCGGTAAGGAAACCACCAAGTCAAAGAGGGATGCCGAGTACCTCGGGTTCGTCATGAGGGCCCTCGGGGTCGACGAAAGCACGGCACGCGCATACGGGCGACAAGTTAACGCGGCCTTGAAGACAGTCGCGCCCGTTGATGGGCGGATCACAGTACCGACAGTGCAATTCACGCCTGCAGCGCAAGGAGCCGCCGCATCAGGGCAAGCCGCGCAAGTAGCACCGGTAGAGTCTGACGCTGAAAAAATCCAACGGCTGCGGATGCGCCCAAAACCCGCTGGACTTGTCCTTGACCCGACGCTGCCGATTTCAATTGGTGCGCAGTGGATGCTGCATGACTTCACCACGGAAGGTCCGATAGCCGAAAAAGTGTATAGCTGGCAGGAAGTCGCCAAGGAAAATGGCGTTCCAGCCACGGACTTCGCTACAACGATTGCCGCACTGCAAGCCAAACTAGGAGCCCCAAATGGTAACAATGGTCAAGGCGTACGTACGGGGGGGATTTCAGATCTCAAAACCCAAGACGGTGCCGGTGAAACGGCCGTCGGCATCTCAGGCCAAGCGGCACAACCCCCCATCGCTGGCACAACTGGAGAGGGCGTCGAAGCCGAAGAAGCTATAACCAAACGGCTAGACGCGTCCCTTAACTCGGAAGCCGCTCCTCGTCGCGGCAACGCACCTACGGTAGCCGGTCGCAAGCCATTGGACGAGGCCGGGGTCCAGTTCGTAGCCAAGGCCCTCCGCCAAAGTAAATCAGCGGAAGACGAAGGCGAGACGGGGCCCTACGCCCGTCTACATGACGCGCTGACCGCGTGGAACCGAATGCTTAGCAAGGCGGGGTCTGCCAAATCCGAGACAAAGCAGAATGAGTACTACCCTAGGTTAGCTGCCTCTACTCGTGGAGAGGCAGGATCAATGGACGCCGTGGTGCCGCTGCTGCAGGCCATGGAGGACGAGTTCGGCACCGACTCCGTAAACAAGGTCGTTGCCGCCATCAAGGGGCACAACGAGAAGGTAGGTGGGCGAGAGATCTCCCCGCACGTGCGGTTGGCCGCGTCGTGGAACATGTACAAGAAAGGCACCCTCACCGCGAACGAGGGAGTCAGTGCCGGGTCGGACACCACTGTTCGGGATAACAAGCGTACAGAGGCGTTTGCCCGCGAACTGGCGGACATGGGCATCGACATGGGTTCCTCGCTGGAACAGGCCACGCTGGACAGCGGCACGGGTCCTCTATCGAGGACCGAGTCCAAGAGGAACGCCAAAGGCCGCGTAACCGAGAAAGCGTCTTGGACGGGCGAGCGCAGCGGGGTCATGCGGTTCCTGTCGAATCGCGGGTGGCAGGGGTTCACAGCGGACCACCACGCTATCGCTCAACTCCTGTACGAGTTTTTCAATAAGACCGGCAACCCGCCGAAGATTGTCTTTAGTAAAGAGGACGGCAAAAACGCCGCTGGCCGACCCGTTGGGGGCCACTACTCGTATAAGCCGGACAGCCACAGCAAGACCGGGCACACCGTCACAATATACAAGAACGGCAACAACATCCGCACGGTGCTGCACGAGCTTTTGCATGCGGCGACGGTCAAGTATCTGTTCGACCATTGGAGCAACAAGACCCCCTCGATTGGCTATCTGGAAAACACGCTGGTAACGATGGCCAAGCTGCATGGTAAGGCGTGGGCGGAATTCTCCAAAGACTTGGACGCAGGTACAAAGGCTCGTCTGGAAGCGGCGTTGCGCAACACCGCAGAACTCCACCAAAACAGCAATGGCAACCCCGACGCGCAACTGAAGGCAGTGGCCGAGTTCATCACCTACGGCCAGACCGACCCGGATTTCCAAGCCTACATGCGGCACTTGAAGATTCCGAAAATCGAATCGCCGTTCCAACTGGACAAGAAAAGCTACGTCAACGCCAAGTCCGGCAAGCTCACCACCGCTTCCAACGCGGGGCTGACGGTCTGGTCGCGGTTTACCAATGCCATGAGTTGGATCACGACGGGTAAGGCGTTCAACAAAGAAGCCACGTCCCTGATGGACCAGTTCCTGTCTGACTCCGGAAACTTCTACAAGGAACTGTTCACCGAGGGTGACGCAACCGCCGCCCCCGCCGCTGCTGCGCCGACCAACAAGGCCGCGCCTGCGCAGGCACCTCCGACCAAAGCCGCTCCGGCGGCAACCCCGGGGATACGGGCTCGACTTAAAGTCGGTGACCTTGTTACGCACCGGGACAGTAAGCGGACTGCCGTAGTGAAGACCGCCGAGGACGGGGACGGGTTCGTTCGCGTTCAGTATGACGACGCAGCTAAGGAGTACGGCAACACCGCACCGCTCACGCGCCTCAAAGCGGAATACTTGGTTCCCGAGGGGTTTGACGCCGAAGCACCCGCTCCCGACGAGGAGATCACCGGGGAACCGACTGTCCTTCGTGGAAACATAAACAGCGCGGTTATCGTGGACATGGTTGGCCAGCAGATGTACGACAACGCCAAGATAGCCGGACTGACTGCCGCCAAGGAACTGTTCCAGAACGCCGTTGACGCTCTGAAGGGAGCCATAGAAAAAGGGCTCATCAAGGAAGGGAAAGTAGCCATTACCGTCGACGTAGCGGACCGTACCGTGGAGATCAAGGACAACGGGGTCGGCATGTCCTTCGAGACCGTGCAGAAAGCGTTCTTCACGCTGGGGGGGACGGAGAAGCCAACGGAGCGCCCCTCCGGCGGGTTCGGGATCGCCAAGATTCAGTTCCTGTCTGCTGCCTCGAAAATCTGGCTGACCACGGTGCGCGATGGCGTAAAGGTCGTGGTGGAGACCACGGGTGCGGACGTACGGCGCACCATGTCGGCCTTTGGCGGCGACCCGGAGAACACCAAGTTCCCCGCTGACCAGATCAAGCGGTTCAAGACCTCTGATCCGAACGGCACCACGGTTAAAGTCAGGATGCCCGAGACGTCCACCGACGACGATGGGATCGTGACCAAGGTGGAGATGCCGAAGGATTGGATGCCCATCCCGGCGATTGAGCACAGTCCCGTGCTGGAAAACATAGAGGTAACGTGGAACGGGGATGTGCTCCCTATCGGCAAGAACTTCCCGAAGGACAAGTTCGTCCCCCTGAAGACCGTCATCATGCCCGCATGGGGAGAAGCGGACATTCTTGTCTCCAAGGAACAAGTAACGTACTCATCGCAAAAAGTAGTTCACGTCTTGTCGTACGGTGTGTGGCAGTTCGACACAATCATCAAGCCCCCCGGCGCAGGTATGTGGGACCCTGCCATACCGTACGAGGTGTTCATCAACATCCGCAGTAAAGTTAAGGCCCAGTCTCCGTCGTACCCCATCGGGCGGAGCCGCGAAGCGTTCACGGCCAAAGGCGAGAAGGACATGGGCCGGGTGAAGTCGATGATCGGGGCCATGTTCGGGTTCCGTGAAACCCTCAAGCATGTGACCGACTACGGCATGTTGAAGGTGGTCCGCCCGGATGGGAGGATAGAAAACTCCGTCAGCCTTGTGCCGGAGGTGAGCGACGCAGTCAAGGCCGAGGCGCTGCTTATCCCTGACAACTCGAATGTTACCGTGGTGGACGGGCGGCTGATGATCGACGGGAAGAGCATCCCCGAGATGACCAAGGCCGAGATCGAAGCCTACAGGCCCCCCGACATCGGGCAGTTCAAAATAGATCAGGACTTGCTGAACCCGAACGACCAGCTGCTACAGGAAGGGCTGGAGTATCGCGTCGAAGACGCCAACGGCAACGAGACGTGGGTGAAGCCGTCCGTGTACGGAAAAGACAAGTTTGGCAAGCGGTTCGGGCTGTATCTGGCCAGTCTCGGCGGTGTGATGAAAACGATCCGCGAGCAGGTGTCCTCCCTCCCCGGGTTTGAGGGGGCCGAGAAGATTCCCATTGGCAACTTGTTTGGCTCGTACGACCTGTACGGTACGCACAGCAATATCCCCTTCCGTGCCGTGCTGATCAACCCCGCCATAGCGTCTATCCTACCTGAGAGCAACAGGGGTGACGCCAGTACGATGGGCCCGGGAGGGTCAGACGCCAGCGTCGAGAACGTGGCCATGGGGATGATCGGGACCACGGTCCATGAGTTTGCGCACTACCGCGCCGGGGACCATGGGTATGACTTCATGGCCACCATGCAAAACCTGTTCGGTGAACTGACCATAAACGACCCGATTGGGTTCGTCCGTGCCATTCAGGCGATGAACAAGGTAATAACGGACTACAAGGACATCTATGACGACCTCAACCAAAAACCCGACAGCGAACGAAGACTATTCGGAAACCCTATTACGGGCTCTTCCGAGACCGATGGACGCGCTAATAATCGCACGGACAACACGGAGTTATCTGAGCGATCCAACGGAGATCGAAGCAATCGACGCACAGATCGAAAAGATACTGGCCAAAGTCCCGCCAGCCGAAAGGCCGAGCAGCGAGAAGACACCTCGTTCGACTCCGAAGCCCCAGCAGACAGAAAGACCACCAAGCAAGAGACCCGCGATGCCGTAGAGGCAATCGAACTAAAGAACCGCATGAGCCCGAAGTACAAGGGCGGTGGCGGTTGGAACGTCAAGGACAACAAGTTGTCCATCGGGGCCCGCATCGACTACAACGGGCGCGAGTACCGGGTGGTGTCGCGCAAGGACGATCTCGTGAACCGGCAGTCCGTGAAGTTGAGCCCGTTGACCGCGCCGTTCGGACTGACTGACTGGGTGCGCTCAGACACGCTAAAACGGATGCCCTTCGGCCCGAGGCAGGCAGAGATTTCGTTCGACTCCGAAGCCCCGACCAACATAGACGACGCGGACCTGATCGAACGGTTCAGCCGTGTAGAAAACCCCGGGTCTACCAAGTACCCCTCTGACTGGGTGGCGGAGATCAAGGAAGTCCAGCGCAAGTGGGGCGAGGCCATCAGGACGGGGGGCGCGGTGAGTAGGCGAGAGCGCACCATCCACGGGGAGCGATTCGGCCACGAGTACGTCGTGTACTCGGACGGCACCATACACCCTGTACCGCGCACCTTTGGCTTCGGGGAAGTAGCGTTAACGCGGGCCTTTAGCGCTCTGGGGGTTTCGCCCGGGCCGGACCTGCGGCTGACCGAGAAACAACTGCAGCACCCGGAGATCAAGGAACTGCTGGCCCAGATCAAGGCCACTCCCCTGCTTATGTCCGCGTACCGTAACGTGGACTACATCGGGGTCGCGGACTACGAGTCCCTTGGCGGGGAACTGGTGAACGGTGCGGCTGCGCAGTTCGACCCACGGGACAGGGACAACGTACACATCCTTCTGGGCTCCTTTCTGTTCGACCAAGAGACCGGCCCCCTGTTCTCGATTCTGCACGAGATGGGCCACGCGGTAGACCACTTCAACATTACTGTGGCGGACCAGCCCGAGTGGAAGATGCGTGCGATCTACACCGAGCCGGGCGGTGTAGCCCGTATCGCGCCAGACGGGGGCGTGGCGAAAGAACTGTATGACTTACACGCCAGCCGTAAACACCCGGGGTTGGCGGGAATACTGGACTACCCACTGAGCCGCGAATCACGCGACAACCTGTGGAGCGCAACGCCCGGGCTGGGGTCTTATCCACGGGGGGGCGCTCACCACTCCCTTTTCGCCTCCGTCATTGAAGGTGAGATGTTCGCGCAGGCCGTGGCCATCTGGTCCTACGGCGACCAAGCGAGGAACCTCCTGCGGACGCTCGCTCCGCTAACCGCTAAATTTCTGGACAACGCCAATGAAAAAGCAGCCGTACTACCCAGCGGACAAGTTTCCCCCCAAGATGCTGAAGGCAGCACGAACAGTGCTGAAGGGTTCGACGCCGAAGCCCCTGCCCTCCCCGCCCCGGGCCAAGCCCTAGACCCGGCGTCGGTGCCGGACTTCGACCCGCGATACCAGCGCACGACATGGTTCGGCGCGTTCGCCGGGTGGACTGCGGGAGTGGATCGTGCGGGTCTGTACGTGGCCGCTAAGGCCGAGGATTTTGCCAATGCGTTTCCCCGCGCTGCCAACATGGCCCGGTACTTTGACTGGCAGTTTGGTTTGCCGAAGAGCCTCATCAACTCGTGGACTTACACCAAGCTGAAGAGCAACCCGCCCAAGCACGAAGCCAACGCTCTGGCTGCGGTCATGCAAAACATGCCCGAGGCGGACCAGCAATCCATCATGGACTATCTGGACGACAAGACCACCAAGATCGCGCCAAACGCCAAGCTGCTGGCTGACAACTTTAAGGTCGCTTTCCGCCAGCTTGTACGGGACTACGTTTCATTCGCCACCATGAAGGACGATGCGCGAGACGCCCTGCGTACGAAGATCGACACGGCCAAGATTTCCGACCTGTTGATCTACGTCCGGGACCAGAAAGAAGTGGGTAGCAGCGGGATGAGCACGGTGCCGATTGGGCACTTCCTCTCGGACAACAGGAATTCCATCGACCGGGCGAACGTGTTCGGTCTGCCCAACGCACTGGAAGGGCGGTTCTTTCGCATTATGGAGAAGCTCCCCACCGGCCCCCAAGGGGAGATGCGCTCGTACGTCAGCGGGTTCGTCCATGAGGATCTAGCAGGCCAGCACCAAGCCGGGTCAAACGAGACTATTGACCGCATGACCGGGTGGTTCCTCAAAGGACCCGACCCCACCACCACGGGGCACCTCATCTTCACGAGCAACGTGTCGTACGCCGAGGCCAACCGGTACAGCAAGCTGGCCACGCACGGCAGTGCGATGAGGAATACGGTCGACAAGCTGGGGAGGATCGTGTCCTCGGGGCGGTTTGCGCAGGGCACCATCAAGTTCGGCCAAGAAGCCGGGCTAGTGTACGACTCGCGGGAAGCCCTAGCGAAAGACCACCCTCGTATGGGCATCAACGCGCCGACCGTGCTGACCATCCGGAACGTGGGTGACATCGACTCCCTGTCCTATTTGGAGCAGAATAAGCTGCGTCAGTCGGACCAGTGGGTGCATATCCCCGAGACGTCCCGGGCGTACGGCACGATGGCGGGTAAGTACGTGAACGGCAGCGTGTGGTCTGCGCTGCAGGATATTCACCACAACCAGCCCGTCATCAACATCCCGGCCTACAATACTGTCATCCGGTGGTTCAAAAAAGCCAAGACCGTGTTCTCCCCCGGTACCCACATCGTCAACATCGGGTCTAACCTGTCGTGGATGTACTTGCACGATATCCCGGCAAACTCCGTGGGCGAGGGCGTCCGCCTGTACTACAAAGCCCTTGTCCACCCCGAACGGCTTACTATCCCCGAGCAGGAGTTGTACGGTGCCTTCGTTGCGTCGGGGGCCATGATTGCCGACCACTCCTCCGTGGAACTGCGGGCGATCCTGTCGGAAGCGTCGGTGGAAGCCCTCGGCAAGAAGCCCTCGCTGTGGGGCGACACGGAAGCCATGGCCATGTACGAGCGGGCCAAGGCGGAAGCCATCGGCAAGTTCGTCATCAAATGGGGCACGAAAGGCAAAGACAAGGCCCTGTGGCTCGACAACTTCGCGCAAGAACTCTACGCGGCGGAAGACAACGCGTTCCGTCTGGCAGCGTTCACGTCCAAAGCCTCTTCCCTGCAAGCGGCCAAGGGCGGTGCCAAGCTAACCAAAGACGAACTGATGGAAGCGGGAAAGGCGGCGGCTGAGGAGTTCCTCGACTACAACATCCACGCTCGCGCCATCAACGCCATGAAGCAGACGATCCTGCCGTTCATCTCGTGGCCGTACCGGGCGATCCCCGCGTTTATGACCTTGGCGATTCGCAAACCGTGGAAGGTTGCCGGACTGGTGAGTGCCTTGGCCCTGATCGACGCGATGGCTGTGGCGATGACGGGTGGGGGCGAAGAGGACAAGCGTAAGCGCAAAGCTCTGCCGACCTACATGAATGACCGGCTGTTCGGCTACGGCCCGCACATGTACATACAGGTTCCCGGACTCGGCACCAGCAACAAGCCGGTGTACTTCAAGCTCGGCGGTTTTGTGCCGCTTGGCGACTTGATACAGTCCGACGGCCGCAACCCGGTGCTCGGGCAGAAGTGGTTCCCGTCGCAGTTCACCCCCAACGGCCCGCTGATCTCGGCCTTGGGTGCCACCGTGTTCAACGTGGACCCGTTCACCGGCCAGAAGATCAGCAAGGACACCGACACCCAGATGGACGCGCTCAAGAAACGCGCTATGTACATGCAAGGGCAGATGGCCCCGCCTGCGCTGGACGTCAAAAAACTTGTCCGGGCGAAGGAACGGATCTGGGATGACAAGCGCGGGCCGCTGGGGCACGAGTTCTCCACCGCGCTGGAAATGGGTAGCTTGGTAGGTATCCGGCTGGTGCAGATCGACGTAGCCGAAGCGGCGCTCACGCAGTCCCGTGCGGTCAAGGCCATCGAGATGGAGTACAAGAAAGAACTTGCCTCGGTGACTCGTGAGGCCCTACGATTCCCGAACCGTAAACCGGCGGAGCTAACCGAGACCAAGGCCGCGATCAAGGAGCGGATGAAGGCCGAAATTGAGCGCGTCAAAAACAAAGGAGATTAGGATGGCCCGCGACTACAAGAAGGAAGCCCAGTACGAAAACGCACCTGAGCAGATCCGCAACAGGGTGGCTCGTAACGCGGCACGGCGTGATGCCATGGCGGCTGGGCAGGTGCGCAAGGGGGACGGCAAGGACATCGACCACATCAAGCCGCTGATCAAAGGCGGCAGCAACGACAAGGGCAACCGGCGCGTGGTGTCCGCCAGCGCCAACCGGTCATTCGCCCGGACTAAGACTGCTGGGATGAAATAGCTACTTCTTCAGTACTGCTTGGTTGGTCTTGGCAACGTACTTGTAGGCCGAGGCAGGTTTGCCGGATAGTTTGGATGCGCGGTCGATTGCGCGTCCATCCGGCCCCATGGCCTGACGTTTGGCCCCCTCTTTCGTCAGGGCACCCGAGTCGTCCAAGTGACCCCGGGATTTCAGAATAGAAATAGCTTCGCCCTTGGCGTCCTTCACGCCCTTGGCAGCAAGCTGGCTGGTCAAGCGGTCAACTAGATTCTGCGGCATCTGAAACTCCTATGGACGGGACGATACGAAGTGGCTCGGGCGGGGCGATACCCACGTCATGCTGCTGCATTATGGTCAGGAACCGGGGGTGGGTCATCTCGATCTCGTAGACCCGCACGGCGGGCAGCGGCTTGTCCGTGCCGCGCATCAGAGCCACCCGGCGGTCCTTGTGGATAGTCACTCCGTGGTTGATCAGCTGGGTCATAGTGCCGCTACGGTCAGCGCCCTTGTCGTGCGCCCACTGGTTAAAGTGCGCTTGGTTGATGAACAGACGACCGGACACATACGGATTAAGATTGGTGCACAGGACTTCCACACGAGCCACAGCCTCGTGCGGCGGAGGGTTGACTACTGCCCCTTTGCTGCCTGTGCTCGCCGTGTTCTTCCTGAACACCACTGTCTTGCCCGCGAATTCACCAACGTACTGGCCGATGATGTCGAAGCAGTCCTGCTGGGACTCAGTCAGCACGTCCCGGAGACGCACCACCTCGGTAATAGCCGTACGGATGTGGGCCTCGTAGTCCATCTTCGTAAGCCCCAGCGCGGTGAGAATCTTCCCGGCGGCATACGCGATGACAAAGTTGGCCTGCCAGAACCGTTCCTTACCAGAGAACAAGAACTTGAATTTCTTATCAAACTCGTTCCGGGCCCTGCTGAACACAACGTGCGGTCCGCCTAACGCCAGAATCGCCATGATAAACGTCTCACCGGCCAGCCCGTAGTTGCGCTTAAGGAACAGGGACATGTCGTACCCGAACCGGCTACCGTCGTCCGAGTTGAACAGCGCGTTGCGATGCACGGTGAACTGGAGGATACGCATCGCCTCCCCCTCGAACGACATCTTGTTAGACAATAGCTCGTACATGTTCTTGTTGGACGTCGACGTGGCCGGGCTGCGCCACTCCACCGATTCCTGAAACCCCCCCTCCTTCGTCATGCGCTTTTTCTCACGCCCCTGCGTGATGAAAAACGCGATCTGCGCCAGTCTGTCTCTGTCCACTTCCGTGATTTCGTCGATGTACACCGGGAGGTTGCCGTACACGCCCATGGTCTTGAACAGCGAGTTGTCCGTGTCCTTCACGGTCAGCTTCATCCGCTCTGGGTCCCCGTACATGCTCAGCGCGTAGAGGGCCGACGTGGTCTTGCCCGTGCCGGATTTCTCCGAGTAGACGTTCAGCAATGACGAACTTAGCCCCGACCCGATCATCAACGGGGAGCCCATCGACACCAGAGTCGCTACAGCGTGCAGGGCCATGCCGGGTTCGTTGAACATGACGGACGCGTTCACCCACGCCGCTAGGTCCCCCTTGGGTGTAAGCAACTTGGCGATATCCGCCGCGCCCGGTCCCAGACGGACCCCTGTCGTACCTTCGTTCGATATTGCCCGGTCCCCCAGAACAAACTTTGTCGCGTCCTCGTCGGTCCACCCAAACGTGCTGCACATCAGACCGCTTTCAGTTTCCAGTTGCAGTTCCTGCAAATACGTAAGCATATATCTCCTCATGTTCCCAAGGGTTACATCGCTCGACACGAACAGCTGGTTATTCATCAGCCACGACAGGAACTCCGACGACTTAGCCAGAGCATCCATGGGCAGCTGAAACGTGGACCACCCCTCTTTGGGCAGCTTGACCTCGACCAGACACATCGACTTGCCCGTGATCTCGTCCTTATACCTGACGCTAGGGAACATGAGGTAGTCACTGACAAACTGGGCTTCCCCCTCGACCACGCGGAACAGCTTACCGTTCCTCTGCATGTACCCGGCTGGGAGTTTCATCTCCGCGCCAGCAACCACGGGCATTGGGTCGCTAACCGCCACCACCCCCAGCTGTATCGGAGATGTTATCTTCCCCCGGTGGGGACAAGCGGCGCACACCGCGCTGTCCACAAGCTCGAACGACTTGCATGTGGGCGGGCCCTTAGTCCACGAGTCGAACTTGTCGTCCGTGCCTTTGGGCGTGTATCGCGGGTCTTGGTCTGACCATGCGTGTGCCGTTTCCCGAGGGTTGATGCAGTGCTTAGCCATCCCCATCCCGAGCCACCACAGCGGATACCCCACTACTCCACCGGAGTTAGCGATGGCCCCTACCTGTGCGCAGTTCTGGGCGACCAACGCCCCGTCAGACGGTGGGTACTCCGTGGACGCCAGAATCGCGTCCATCACAGCGGAGGTCCGCTTGGGTTTAACCCCGGGTACCGAGACGGCGCGGGACGGAGCGTACGCCATCAACCTCTGCGCGAGGTCAAGCGGGTCAAACAACGCCAGCGGGGACAACAGCGTGACCTGTTTGAACCCTGTTTTCTTCTTGTTGTGCGTACCGACAGGGCGCAGGACCATTGAAGGGTCGCACACCTTGGTGGCATCTAACGACATCCCCGTGGACAACAGCGCGTTCTTCAGCATCGTGGAAATACGCACCCACATGTCTTTGCTGATCTCGGCAGTCAGGGGGTAGTAGCAGTGCAGCCCGTTGCCGGAACTAACAAACACAGGATCAGGTAGCCCGATGGTCTGGCAAGCCTCCAGCGTGGTCTGGGCCATAGCCTTCTGGCTCTCGTACTTCACGTTCTTGTGGCTGTCCGTCGGATCAACGTCGAACGCCAGCGTCTTGAACCGCGCAGCCATCGCTGACGTGCGACCTACCTTCGTGACGCCGGGTCTCATGCCGGGGGAAAGGTTGTTCTCAAATGCCCCCAGCGCATGGAACACCGTGATGTCCGGGTCAGCGTCTAGGGCGTGGGCTTGTGTTACGAAATCGGTGAGAGTGTCTGCGTGGAGGTTTTTGTGGAACCCGCCACCACTTTTATTTTCTATGTGTACTACGTAGTTCCCCGTGACCGGCAGAACTGCCTGCAAAAATGTGAGCATACCTTGTACGCCTCCCGTGCGCGGCTCCGTGAAAAGACCCTCCCAACGACGCTCACGGAAGCGCGTTCGCCCGCTAAGGCTAGTTGGGAGGGGGAGAGCTAGGTTACTGCATTACGAATCCGCAAACAAGGCGTGGAGTTTGGACTCCATGGCGCTCACGGTGGACTTCGGGCTGGTGTCCTCTTCGACCGGCTTCGGTACGTCCTTCGCCTTCGCCTTGACCTTCACAGGCGCAGGTTCCGGGTTCATCTCGTCCGGGTTAGTCAGGGCGGGCCCTAGGGTCTGAACGGTCTTCGGTGGGGCGAGACGTGGCCCTGCGGGGGCCGTGTCCTGCCGGGTAACCGTGAGCACCTCCCGCGACTTACAGATGTCCTCGATAGCCGACATTGCCTTCTCCGGCACAAAGCCACCGGGGTCCTTCTGCTTGAACGTGACCTTCGGGAAACTGGCTTGGTCGTCAAACCCCAACTCCGTGATGACCTCCTCCGGGATCAGCCCGTAGTTGCTCAAGTCCTTGATGTACTCCCGCAGACCTTTCATGGCGGACACCGTCACCGTCAAGCCGTACACCTTCGTCGGGTCCGCTGCAGGTACGACCGCCAGATGCCGCTGGTCGCCGCAGATTTTGCTCTTCTGCCCGTTGGGTGTCACCTTGCTGCCCAGCACGTTGTTAGGACACGCAGCGCAGTTGGAGTGAAACGGCTTCTCCACGGATGCGTCCGGCGTAACCCCGTCGTACGAGAAACAGTCGGGGCGCACCGCCTCCGCTCCGTCGTACGCTTTGCTGTACCAGATTTTAGACACCTTGGGGTTAGACCCCACGATCACCACGTCCAACGTCGTACCCACCACGGTCTCGACGCTATCCTCCACCAGACGGTACCGCGAAGCGCGAATGCTGATCTTCGGGAACGAGAACCCCTCCGACAGTAGTGCTGCCTGTACCGCCGACTTCGTGCCACCACGAGCCGCTACGCGGGCCGCGATGTGTGCTGGGACTTGCAGGTTAGTGCTCATGTGTTACTCCTTGCGTGTGGATGAAGCCGACCTGATCTTAAATACTTGGGTCTGGCTGAAGGAAACCCCCGGGACGGGAGCGTTGTTGCCTTCGATGTAGCTCTTGACGGCCGTACTGGACGCACGATTCTCAATCAGATCCCATGCGTCGTTCTCTTTAACGAACTGCTTGAACGCAGACGGGTTCGCCACGGTGGCCGACAGAATCGTCGTGAAGTACCCCGTGCCGATACCTTTGACGGGGACGTTCTTCAGCCCGTCTTCCAATGCCTTGGCCTCCATCACCTGTAGGCACATCTTCATTATTTCCTTGCTCTGGGCAGCGGCCGTTGCGGCTTCACCCTCGATCAAATCTACTTTCCGTCGGGCTTGCATATACCGGGTCATTAAAGACTCGTAGTCCATGGTGTGCTCCTGTTCACTGGTTTCACGTTCCGGCTAAACCGGGGATTGCCTTGCGTATTCTACTACTCATTCACTCCGCGTATCAAGTCAAGAAACTCACTCAACACGCGTTTCTTCTGCTGCAACCTACTGAAAAGCTCTTTCTCAAACGAGGTACCCCACATGTGGTGCACTCGGGTTTTGCCATCCGTGTTCAGCCTACGGATTCGTGCGTTCGCTTGTTCGTACTGCTCCAGACTGTAGATTGGTGCGTACCAAATAATATCCTTTGCACGGGTCAGTGTCAAGCCGTGCGCGGCAACTTTCGGGTGGGCCAGCAGCACCTTGATCTCGTTGCTGTTCTGGAACGCGTTGAATATGTTGTCACGGTCCTTGCCTGTGACGTCGCCGTGCACAGTCGCCACGTCGTACCCGTCTGCCTGCAGCTTCTCGTACAGCCTGTCCTGCACACCCCGGAGCGGGGAGAACACGATCACCTTCTCGCCCGAGGCCCCCTTCGCGGAAGTACCCGTTACCCCGATTTCTTCCATGACGTCTTTCAGCGTGTCGTACCGCCCCGTGAAGTCGAGGTTCACTCGGTCTCCGTCGTTCCCGTAGACAACTCCGCAGCATATCTGCAGGAGCTTCGTGAGTACGACAGCCATGTTCGGTGCGGACACGTCGTGGGACAGGAGGACTGCCCGTTCTTTCATCTCGCGGAACGCTCGTACCTGTTCGGGCGACAACGGGCACTCATGGTCGAGGAACACAGTGTCAGGCAGGTCCTTGCACTCCTCCAGCGCGTACCGGATGGAGGGCTGCAGAATTCTCTGGCACGTATCCATAGCATCGGGCCTCGGCACCCAGCGGAATGTCGACACCTTGTTCATCACGTGGTCCCTGAACGCCGTGAAACTTCGCGGAACCGTGGGGCTGTTGACCAGCCTAGCCAGCGTCCATGCGTCTACCGGCGACTGTGAGATGGGGGTACCCGTCATCATCCACAGCCACGCGTTGCGCTCGTTCATCCAGTTGAAGAATACCCTGAACCGCTGAGACCCCGGGGTCTTCAGCGCCGTAGCTTCGTCGTAGATCACCAAGTCTATGTCAGTAAGGTGTTCACGGATGATGTTGAACCCATCGTGGTTGACGATGAAGAACTGGACCCCCGGTGTCTGGAGCTTGGCCAGCCGCTGCGACTTGGACCCCACCAGTATCTCGAAGCTGCGGTGCGGCAGGTGGTGCCTGAGTTCCTTCCCCCACACGATCTTCACCGTGCTCAAGGGGGCCACGATCAGCACCTTGCGGATGATCTTCTCGCGCAGGAGGAAGTCTGCCCCCCACAATGCCGACAGCGACTTGCCCGTACCGGGCGCGTTGAGGCACAGCATCCTGCGGTTCGTGGTCATGAACGCGGAGGTCTGCTTCTGGTGCTCCATCGCCTTCACACGAGCGGGCCAGTGATAGTACGACAGGATGGGCGCGGGGGCCTTGCGAAACCCCATGTTGCGCAGTACTAGCGATTCCTCCACACCGTGCGGTACTGCGGTCAGCGTCTGCCCGTCAAGATGAAACACCTTCGCGTGGGGTATGGCCTCGACGATTTCGTCGTGTTTGGCGGTGCGTATTACCAGCTTACGTTGTCCTTCTACGATCTGCATATAGTCTCCACCCACTCTGTGAACTCGGCGCTAAAGCCCGATAGGTTGCTGTCGTTGACCACCCACACCTTGGTACCAACCGCACGCAGATTGATGATCTGCCGTGCCTGCCAGTCACTCAGCGTGTTCTTGCCAAACTTTGTCTCAATGGCAAACGCCCGACCCGGGAATGCCACACCCATGAAGTCTGGGATACCCATCACCCCGAACCCCGTCGGCACAGGCATAAAGAACCAGACGAGGTCTTTGGCCACGTACGGTTTCATGATGTCCTTTACGGCCTTCTTGACGTCCTTCTCGTTCTTCACTGCTTCACCGACCCGTGGTACAGCGCGAGGTTCTGCGCGTGGTCTACCGCCGCCCGGTCCATATCCATGCACGTTTCCTCTGGCAACGTGTCGAATGCATGCGCTTCGCATACCTGAAGACACACCTGCGCTTCGGGGCACCACGCCATGTCCACGGCAAGGGCCTCACAACCAAACACGTGGCACTTGTCGAATGTGGTCATCACCGTCTCCTATCAGGGCAGATACCCTTGGCGGGGCACCAGTTGCACAGGGGGGAGGGCTTGCTCTTGAACACGCCTAGGTCGACGGCGTCCTGCACTGCGGATAGACGGGGGTCGAGGGAACCCCACAGGTCCGGAAGATCGTCTCTGTTAAACCGCATGGTGGTCACATCGTCGTACACGAGCCAGATGAACGCGGTGGTTACCTTGTTCACTTTCGGAAACATTGCCATCACCATACAGGCGAACAGCTTCAGCTGTAGCGGGTTATCACGGACCTTACCCGTCTTCCAGTCACCGATGAACGCCGTGTCTCCGTCCACGATCAGCACGTCTGCTATACCGCGAAGCCACACCTCGGGGGCAAACCAGTCGCACTGTTCACGGCTGGCGTTGATGGCCATCTGGTGCTCGAAGTACTTCTCCCCCGGCTGCGCGAGGATGGCGTTGGCCACTGGGATGAACTTGACAATCTCCCGGTACTTCTCCCCGTCGCTCAGCGCCTGTTCCGCGATAGCCACACCGGTCACTGATGCTTTGGAGTAATTCTCCAGTGCCTCGTGCACCCTAGTCCCGTACACCGTGGCTTCGCTACCGGAGTCCGTCACGTCCTTCAGCACGTACAGGTGCTCAAACTTGGTACCGCACTGCTCGAACGTCGACAGGCGTGAGTATGAGAGGGCGATCACTCTATCCCCCGTGCCGCAGCGATGGTGTCCAAGTCATCGTCCATCGCTTTCATCCTGTCCATAGCAATCCCCAGTACAACGGCCAATTGCAACTCCAGTGGAGTAGCGTCCTGTTTCCACAGTGTGTAATGGATGAGTTCTTCCGGCGTCATGTTGTTTATCACTTTGCCTCCCCGTAAGACTGCCCGATACCAACTTCCCCGTTAAGCGGGATCACCCCTCTGCACCATGCGGGGGCCAGCCGTAAGCACTCCAGCATGTAATCCGCACACGCTTGCGCTTGTTCGTCACGCACCACGCACACGATCTCGTCGTGAACCGTCAAGGCCACGGGGTACTTCCTATGTACTCTGCACAGTTGCCACATAACTATATGCCTCGCGGCGTGTTGGGACAGATTCTCCACCACCTTGCCATCGTATATCTTGACGCGGTTGCGCCCCTGCGTGTACTCCCAGTCCCCTTCTGCGTTCTTGCCGAGGTCCTTGTACACAACCCCCACATCCCCGGGGTGCGAAAAGCCACTGTGATTGGTCAAAAACCAGCCGTTCACATCTACTGACTGTAGCACGTCTCCGCGCTTGATGTTGTGCAAAATCTGCCGCCCGCAGTGCCGCCACAGGGCGACCACTTTGTCGTGCGTTTCCCGGTACAGCCCGATGATCTCCGTGCACTGCTCTTGGCTAAACTCCACCTTGCCCTGTATCCGCAGCATGTTCTGGAACGCCTCCCACCCCGCGCCGTATCCGAGCGACAACTCAGACACCTTGCCAACCGTGCGCTCCTTCTTGTCGTCTTTGGTGACGGTGCGACCGAACACGATGGACGCGAAGTCGCAGTACACGTCGCTCACCGCTGCGTCCCCTTGCGCGTCGTACATGCGAATCTTGTCCACGATGTCCGTCTGCCCCGACATCACCATGTTCGTGCGTAGCTCGATGTTGGACGAGTCCCCAACCACCACCTTGTACCCCGGCGGAGCGATCATGGCTTCGCGCAGCACCCGGTCCGCCCCCCGGCTGGGGATGTTCTGCATGTTGATCTTGTTGCCACCGCTCATGCGCCCCGTGGTCTTGGCACCCCAGTAGTTGAGGTACACGGGCAACCCAACGCCCCGCAGCCCGGTGTCGAGCATCATCTGCGCCCGGGTTTCCGCAATGGTCGTCTTGACCCCCAGCCGTGCGGCCATGAGGTTCTGCACCGCCACGTTGGGGTGGTTGAGGAGGTCGGTAAACTCTTTGTCGGTCTTGGCAAACGCGAAGGTCCGCTTACCTGTAGCGCGGCTTATCTTCATGGGGGCTTGCACCCCGTGCGCTGCCAGTCTAGCCGCGAACATAGCATTCGACATGATCGAGTCTTTCCCCACCTTACCCGTCACCAGCAGGGCTTCCTTCTCGTCCACGATACGCTGCCGGTACTCGGTGATCTTACCCACGTCCAGACGGAACTGGGGCTCGGTGAACATCCGTATCGTGGCGTCCAGTATCACGGCCTCGACCAACGGAAACTGGGGCTCCAACTTCTGGTAGATGTCGTAGGTCAGGGCCACGTCGTTGCAACAGTACACGCCGTAGTCCGCCAACTCCTGTGGAGTAAAGTCCGCCAGTCGCTTCCCCTTGGCCGTAAGGACGTACTTGCCCTTCTGGCCGGAAACCTCAGCAGTAGCGACCGCGTCCAGACTGTGCGACACGAACCACGGGCGCAGTGCCCGTGCCATCCCCAGCGTGTCCGACCACTGTGCGGGGCGTATGCCGAACTTCTGTGCCAGTATGAACCCGTCAAACAGCGTGTTGTGACAGAGCACCTGCTTGTCCTTCCACCACTCGCGGTCGTGTAGCCTAGGGTCCGACGTACCCGCAGCCCACGTCGTGGGCTCCATACCCACCTTGATGCCTACACCGATGACCTCAAAGCGCGGGTCCAGTATGTACGCATCCGTCTGCATCTTAGACAGAGAGTACTCGGTGTCGTAGTACGTCTCAAAGTCCAGCGTGACAAGGGTTGTACTCATTTTCCGTTGATCCAGCTAGGTTGTTTTCTATCTAAACATCCTTGGCAGCGCCACGTTTTGATGCGTCCGCCTCGGCCTTTGGCGACCAGCTTTACGCCTTCGTTAAGCTGGCACGATCCGCACAGTCCGGGTTTCCTTTCTTTCAGTTCTTTGTCGCTCATCACCATGCTCCTGTAAGTATGCCCACTACGACTACTCCTGCGCCGGTCAGGATTCCCTGAACCCACATCCACGTTTTCCATATGAGGAAATCTTTCTCCGTGTAAACGCGGCACTCGCCCTGCACTACGTTCTTCATAGTTTCCGCACCCTTGGTAAGCCGCGTTCGTCAATCAGCTTGGTGTTGATGCCCAGTTCGATATGCTTGATGTACTTCTTGTCTGGCGGAATCAGCGTGGGCGGGAGGAACCATGGCGGCATTGCCTTCATGCCTAGCTGCATGGGTGACAATGATGTAGGTTTCTTTTTTGGCATTTAGTTTCCTTCGACCGAATAGCTGTGTGTCGGAGTCTGCCATTCTTT